GGTGTACTGCGAGAACGAATCGCCGAGGTGAACCCAGGTGATCGGCTCAGGAATGGCCGGGAGCAGCGTAGCGGTGTTGCGCGTGTAGAACACCGAGGCCGACCAGATGCCGCGCCACATGATCGTGATGCGACGACGAGCCACGGCGCCCCACTTGAGCTTGATGTAGCCGTCAGAGCCGCTCGACAGAGCCACGCCGCGAGCGTCGGACGTCGCCGCAGCATTGGTGCCGAACGTCGGCGCACACAGTGAGCCGTTGACGTACAACTCAAAGTCCGCATTGCCAGCCGTGCCACGCGTCCCGATGAACAGCACATCACCGTCCAGCACAACGTCATTCGACACCAGCGCCGTGTCCTGTCCGTAGTTCGTGGTCGGGTCGATGTCCTGTTGACCGTTCACGCCATAGGTGTTGAGCGTCGATGCGAGGCGGAAGAACCGGCCCTGGCGGAACCCGCGCAGCACATGCGAATGGCCGCGACTCCACGATTTCACCGCAAGGTCAGCCGCGAGAATTTCGGTCGCGCTGGTCACGTAGTCGTTGACGAACGGGTGCAGCACCTGGTTCGCTACATCAACGTCAGCGGACGGAGCGGTCGTCGAGAACGAGACGGTCGGCACATCAGCGGCAACCGGCAGGCCCGCGCGGGCCAGCAGCATCGGACCGAACCGCTCATCGATGGCGCGCTGCTGTTCGTAGGCGGCGACAAGGGCGCGGCGGAGGTCTTGGCCGGCCATCAACGACGAGGCGAGATACGGAGGGACGCCACCATCTGCGGCGTTGTAGTCGTAGTCAAGCGATGCGCAAGACTGATTCACCACATTGACTGAAGCGCCCTCAGAGTACGGACCAAACTTGCGCCGCTCCGGGTACGGGCCAAGGCTTACGCTCGATGTGCTGCCGTTCGTCGGCGTCACCGAAACAGTCGCCTGACCGCCATTGGTGGCGATGTTCACATACCCGTTGTCGCCAACGGTGAGGGTTACGTTAGAACCCTGAGCCAGCGTCGTCATTGCTCATCTCCGGCGCCATCTCGGCGTTAGGGGAATCCATCGCAGCCGGGAAAGGCTGCATCTCGTGCGTCTCAGGCTGCGGCAGTGCTGTCTGAGCCATTTCCGCCAGCATCCTTTGGACGATGGCCTGAATCTGTTCTTCGTTCGCGCCCGTGACCTTGAGCCGTGCTGTCTCGGCGTTGTATGCCTGAATCTGCAACTCAGCCTCGCGGCCTTCTTCTTCCGAATCGCGCTTGGCTAGCTCTTGGTGCGCATGGTCGGCTTCCGCCTGAGCGTCCTTCGCGTGCTGGATGGCCTCTTGCAGAGCCTGTTGCACTTGCTGCAACTGCGCCTGAAGCTGTGCGGTCGTCGGTTGATCGCCAGTGTTCGGCTTGAGGATGGCCTGAACCGTAGGCGGAGCCATTGCGATCAGCACCTCGGCCAGCTTGTCGGCATCGGGCACATCGACCACACGAGCCCACAGCGGGGCGATTGCAGGGGTCAGCGCGGGATTGGCGCGCATCATCTCCGTCAGAGCCTGCTGCGCTTGAGCCCGCTGCGTTGAGTAGGCCGCGCCAACAACAACACGAACATCGTATTTGCCGATGTTCGGATTGATGCTCAGACCATCGGGCGACTCTTGCACCGCTTCAGGCTGGCCGGGGTTCAGCGTGACAGCAGACGACGACCCGTCAATGCCGAGGATTCGCATCCGGCGCTTCGTGTCCACCAGATTGCAGACCATCTGCATGCACAAGTTGCCGACCTGGGCAATCGCCGCTGCGCCGTGGCTTTGGAAGTGAGCTGTACTCGCTTCGCCTTGCTGCTTGCGCTGCTCAATGGCTACGCCGCTCGTCTCATTCGACGGAGCGCCAAGGTTCGCTTGATACAAACCCAGAGCCGCCTGAATGTCCATCTTGGACTGTTCAGCGCCTTGAATGTGGTTCTGTAGGTTGACCGCGATCTGAGGCCGCATCGGGGCAGAGATAGTGCCCTCAGTGTCCAGATCGTTGTAAGGCAGATACGCGCGCTGCTCAACGCTCGCCCGGTCCCACAGTTTCTCAAGGCCAGCGATAGCCCGCACAGACGCAATCCACGGAGCTTTCGGAGCCGTAGCGATGTACGCCCGAATCTCGCTCATGTGGTAGTTGTAGTTGCGCTGGGCAGGCATCGCACGACGCGGAATGCCGCAATACGTCAGACGCCCGTCTTTGAAGCCGACATAGCCATACATCGGGACGATGCCGATGGAGTCAGCCGGATAGGGCGACTCCTTGCCGTCGAGCCCCTTGGAGGTTTCCAGCACCTCGGAGCCGTTCATCCGACGCCACCACACGCGGCGGACCGTCTCGCGCTTCTGGCCTATCACCTGAAGCACTTCCCCGCGCTGGTGCGCCGTCCAGAATTCGTCTTCCGGCAGGGCCACTTCGTCCTGACGCTGATTCAGGAAGATCACCGAGTTTTGTGTCTCGTCTTCCAGCGTCCACGACTCAGCAATGAGGATGGATTCGCGTTCATCTCGGCGCGTGCGGCGGTCGTCCTCACCGAACGACACCAAGTCAGCCTTGGGCCAACGACGCTTGAACTCGCGTTCGCTAAACGGCGTCAGGATGTACCCGAAATTGGCGTCAGACCCATCAAGGGCAACCGACCATGGATCAAACACCACGCGGAGCGGGTCGCCCTCGCTGCTGATACGCGGCTCTTGATAGCCCAACGCCGAATCGCAGATTTCCGGGCGCACGACCATGTAACCAACACCACAACGCGCCGCAGATGTGTAGGCGCGCTGATAGTGGTTGTACGCCTTTGAGGCGTGCTCAATGTGCCTGAAATGGCCGTCTAGCTGCTCGGCGACCTTCTTGTCAGCGCCACCATCGACAGGCAGCGCGTGAAGGCTAGGAGGCGCACTCTCGACCTGGCCGGCGACGTTCGCAACGTACTGCCCGAGCTGGTCGAAGACGAGGCAAGGGCGCGCGCCACCGGGATCAGTCTCGCGGCGGCGCTTTTCGTCAGCGTCCCATTGATCCGGGTTCGCCGGGTCCGAGAACGCGAGGTCTTCCTCGATCTGTTGACGCTGATCCCGGGAAGCCGCTAGGGCCTCCCGGTACAGCGTCTGAGCCTCACTGAGTGCATCAGACATAGACGACGCTTCACAGCGCTGGTCAAATTGACGGCCGATATTAGCCCGAAACTATCATGCCACGCAAGTCAATAGAACGTCTAGAGGCTTGCCCCTTGTGCGGCTGAGTTGGTGAAGTCGTGGTGTTTCCGTTGAGCCGCAGCCGCACGCCGCGCTCCTTCGCAGGCATATCGCAGCGAATCGATAACGTGGTTGTCCTTGTCTTGCAGCTTCGGCAGAACCTGCGAGGTCAGCGGGTCAACCTCATAGCTGTACGCGCCCAACTCTTGAATCGTGTGCACGCAGCGAGGATGAACCACGATGTCAAACGACCGCAGAAACTCGATGCCTTCCTCTAGGCTGCGTGCGCCCTTCACTGCCGCCAGCATCTTCGGGAAGCCGTGGCGCTGCATGTAGCTGATCGTCTCCGGCCTGGCACTGTCTGCCGTCGTGGGCCAGCGTTCGGCATCGGGGATCGTTCGGAACAGGTCAGGCAGAAAGTCCACCTCGCAGCCGACCCGATACGCCTCATAGCTCACGTACAGCGTGCGGCCAACAATGGCGCACTGCACCAGCACTGACGGATCGATGGAAAAGCCCCAATCCGCGCCCTGCCGTAGCGTCCAAGCGGGGTCGATATCGAACTCTTCAACCCGCCATGACTTAAACACCCGCGCCTCGCTGTTGCGGCGGTACTGGCCGAGCCACACATGGGCGAACTTCTCCGGGTCGCGCTTCTTGTCGTACTCCAATTCGGCGCGGAGTTCGTCAGGCAGCCACGGGTTGTCCATGTAGTTGACTTCGACGATGGCCGACTCAGGCGGAGGCGTCTTGCCACGTAGAAGAACGTCAACCGGGTCTGTCTCCTTGTCTGGGTTCCATGAGAACCACAGCTGAGAGCCGGGCTTACGGATCGTCGGGCGAAGCAGCGTCAGCGACTTGTCACTAGCCGCCTGCGCCTCTTCAAACCATGCGCGGTCGAAGCCTTCCAGCGACTTGATGGAGTCGGCTGTGTGGTTCTGCATGCCCTCGAAGATCGTCACGCCGCCACGTTTGGAAATGATGCGGCGGTCTTGAACCTCGAAGTACGCCCCGGCGTTGTACTGGCTGATCTTCGTTTCGAGCAGCTTCTTGACCGAAAACTCTAGGCTCTTGAGCGTTTCACGCAGGCACACGAAGTCAAGGCGGTCGGCGATGTTCTCGCGGAGCCACCTCTCGCCGAAATACTGCGACTTTCCAGAGCCCCGGCCACCGTGGGCACCAACGTAGCGGTGTGGCCCTTCCAGCAGCTCGAAAGCCTCGGGGACTCGGATGTGAAGGTCAGCCACGGAACAACTGCGATAGGGGACGGAAGATGCGCGAAACGCTGATAGTTCGCCCCCTAGCGTCAACCGACTTCACCGTGAGCGCCTGGCCGGGAAGCTCAGGCACCCCGACAACCTCGCCCACCTTCGGCAACTGCGCCGACTCGGATAGCTGAATCTTGAGCGTCTTCATTTGCCCGCCTTCACAACTTCAACGATGATCTTTTGAAAGACGTGTTCTCCGTTCTCGCCCGGACCTTTGACAGTCATCGGCAGCGTCTTGCCAACAAGCGTCAGGAACGCGCTAGCCGTGCGAGGGTCTTGCGCTCTCTCGGTCAGGTAGTCAACCCCGCCAGCGTTGTCCAGTGCGCCAAGGATCATGTCCTTTAGCTCTGTGCCGATCTTTCCGGGGCCTCGCTTGCCCTGGTTAGGCTTTTTCTCGCCTTTTTTAAAAGAGCCTGAATTTGTCTTGCCGGTCATTTCGTCACCTCTTCTGCTCACGTCATCATCCGAGCAACCCGGATGGCCGACTCGACGTCACACACAACCGCCAGAGTTCCGCCGTTCCATTTGGCGTGCCATTTCAACTGTTCGGGCGTTAGTCTTCGCTCACTTGGTGATTTGCTCCCGTCCTTTACCTCGATGAGCGCGGTTTTCCCGTTGCAGCCCACGAGTAAATCAGGGCATCCTTTGCCGATGGCCGCTAGGCTTTGAACGGTGCAGCCGATGGCACGTAGAGCCGCGACGATGGCGGCTTGGTTGTCATCGACCTTTGCCGCTCGCCTCAACTACGCCCCCACACAAGAGCGCAGATGATTGCCAAAACAGCGATGCCGAGAATCGTCAGCATCTCCATTGCCCGGCGCGCGTCTTCCTCGCGGAATGGTCGGCAGGCGCAGTTGCGGCCTTGTCCTTCTTGGCAGTTTGTGCAAGTCATTCGCCCGCCTC